GTAATGGATTTAGTGGATTGCCACTATCAACTTGTTTACCACCTAAAATGTCATCACTAATAAGAACTTGAACAGTTGCGGCACTCAATCCTAGTAATTGTTTTAAATCTGTTACCGGGACTTCAGTAATAGGGCCAACTGAAGTTTCACCTTCAGTAACATTGTATCTTCCTAGTATTCGATAATTAGTGATCTGTTGCATTCTATCTAAACGAACACCAGTATTTTTACTTTCTGACTGACGTAGTTTAATTAAACCATTATCACTGATAAATTCAGTAGCATTAAATGACGATATACCAAAATCACCAACACCAGGTACAGCGCCTTCAGTAACTGAATTTGCTCGACTCAACAATAATTTAGTTTGTTGAATTGCGGCATTAGGAGCAATGTTGCTATCAATAATAGCATTGTCTTTAATATTAACAGCAATTGTATTAGCACTTCTTACAAACGAAATATCACTACTTGAATCAACTGCCACGTTGACCATAGCACCTTTACTTCCTGCTGGTACAGTACCTGTGAATACTAATAAATCACCACTTGCAGGAACATTGGTTATAGTTACGTCAGCAATTTCGCCAATAAAGTTTTTAGTATTAAAATAATTTAAAGTTACTAAATCTGTATTTTGTGTTGGATCAGCAGAGCCAGTTACCTTGTTACCATTTAAATCAATATTTCTTAGAGTAGCAGTAATACCTGCGGTAGCTGTTGCGCCTGATCCTGGTTGTAAAACAGCAGTAATAATTGCAGTCACAGTAGGTGAACCACCGCCAGATTGCGCAATAGTTGGTGCAAGTGTATAGCCCGCACCTGCATTAGTAATTACAATGCTACTAATAATTTGATTTGATCCGCTTCCTTGCATAACAGCATAACCAGTAGCTCTAATACCACCAGTTGGAGGAGCACTAAAGGTCAATGTTGGGGCACTGCTATACCCTGATCCAGAACTGTTTACGTTTACATTTGACCCACTGCCGCCAATAATAATCATTGGGGCTTCAGTGTAACCATACCCGCCACTGTCAACAATAATGTTGTTAACACTTCTTGCACCACTTCCAGCAGTAAGAACTGCTCTTGCGGCAGCACCAGTACCACTAGTAGAGTAAATTACAACCACTGGTGGAACAAGATAACCGCCACCGTTGTTTACCATACTGATACTAGATACAGTATTTCTTATAGTAGTATTAGAAAGTGTGAATCCAGTCCAACCTGTTCTTACACCGCCTGTGGCAATGGTCTGATCAACATAAGCTCTATTGGCAGCATCTGTCAACTCAGTTGGAGCTTTCAGACTTACTATCTTATTATTGTTAAGATCAATTCCGCCCTTATTATTTGGAACACCGCCAACTGAAGTGTTGTCGGTTATCATAGTAAATGCTAATACATTTGTTCTACTGCCAGTTGTTTCAATTTCATAAGAACCATCATAATTAATAGTTCCGCCTGCAAATACATTATCTACATATTTTCTATTGACAGCACCGTCATTGTTTGGACTGTTTACTATACGTTCAACACTGTTTAAACCAATGTCTAAATCGCCAACCATAATGCTCTCACCGTCAAGTCTTAATAGACCTCGTTGTGGAGTATCAGTGTTATCAATTGTAAAGCGACCATCAATCAAGTTATTGATGTAGGTCTTCATTGCTTTCTGTGTTGAAACAATGTTATCACTGTTGTCGTCTAATTTAGAATCAGTTGAGAATTGGTTAACAGTTGCACCAGTTAAGAAACTTAAACTTGTAACAGCACTTAGACCAATCTTAGCACTAATACTAACAGAGCCGTCGCCTTGGTTAACGTTAAAGAAACTACCTACTCTAAAGTTACCATTTTGATCAGTGGACACGTGGAACACACGACCTGTTCCAACTTCTGTGGCAATTGCACTATCAGATGGTGTATTAACTGGTTGACCATAAACGTTGTTAGGATAGTTAGAATCATCATAACCACCTGCACCAACGTTTAAGAAATCATGTCCAGTTGCACGTACTGTTGAGAATGTAGTAGTAATACCAATTACATCTCCAGCTAAGTGTCTAAGGTCTAGTGGGGTGTTTAGGTCAAATAAGAAGTCACTGCCTGGACCAGTAATAGTAATCTCTGTACCAGCAGGAATCGCTTGTGTGACTGGAGCACTAATTCTAGCTCTATAGCCAATTGTATTTTGATCTTCGTCAAACAACTGCGTTACAGTTCTAATAAATGTATCTTCAGTTACGCCACCTACTCCTGCTCTAGGAATTCCTATACCAGTTAATACTGCACCATATTGTAGTGATGTTGCAGTTGGTGGGAAGTCAATTGCTTGTAGTGTGTCCAACACTTGTGGTTGAACAATAACATGAGGGCCAGTAGCACCAAATTGAATTATTGCTACAATTTGATCCATTAAGGCTTGTAAAGCAGTTGCCGCTCCAGCTTCAGCTACAATGCCACTGTCAATATCTTGTGCAACGTAATCTATACTTAAAGGATCTTGGTAACTTCTTCTAATACCTAAATTTCTAACAGGAGCAACTGAAGTACCGTTCTGTAGAACATTGGTTATAATGTTCATTAATTCTTGAACTCGTACGTTGTCGACCCCAGCAACTCCAGGAGTTCCAGCAGTGTTTTGCGTTGATGTATTTCCAGCTGTTGCAGTCACAGTTGTTTCTAAAACAATCTGTTGAACAACAGTTGATGCTCTATTAACGGCAGCAATGGTTTGTGTTTTTTGATTAGACAACACATATTGTGAACTTGTTGAACCGTCATAATATGCTAGAGCAGCCGTTCTAGTTGCTACGTTACCACCATATTCTAAGTCATAGGCAACAGCATCAAGAATTAAACCAACGTCTCTACGGCAAGTAGTTTGATTAAATTGTAAAGATGGGTATGTTTGTGCTAAAAATGCAATAACTTCATCTTGTACAAATAATTTATTTGCTTGTATTTGTGCAACACCATTTAAATTGCTTCCACGATATGGTAGTTGTAGTTGTGGTATAGTTGCACCACTGTATTGATTCAGTGCAGTAATTGCCGCAGTGGTGGCAAAATTAATTGCATCAATAGTTTCTATTTTTTGCTGACTCAATACAAGAGCCGCACTTGGATTACCTTGCTGATAATAACTAATACCAGCGGCACGACTTCTTACGTTACCACCATAGGTCAAGTCATAAAGAACGGCATCAATAATGTACCCAACGTCACGGAAGCATGTGTTGATGTTATATTGGAAGTTAGGATAAATTGTGGCCAAATAATCAATAACTTCAGATTGTATCCAAATTTTGTTATCTGATACTTTTTGTACAGCATTGGTGTTGAGACCACTTAATGGATTTATTGTTGTAGTAACAGCGTATTTGTCTTGAGTAATGCCGCCATCAGATGTCTTACCTAAAATACGGTATATACTTGGATCATAATTTGAAGCTGAAAATCTTAAGGCGGAACTGTTAATAATAGCAGGTCTGTTTAAAATTTGACTTACACTAATTGTCTTTTGTTGATACAAGTTTATTTTACGAGCACGAGTCCTATTATATGCATCAGTGACTGTAGGTATTGGGTTAGTCAGCGATGGATCAATACTTGTAACCCAATATGAATCAACAAATGTAAATGACACAGGAGTCACACTATTAACGATACTCACTTCTAAATCATAATTTAAAGTAACGTCCCATATGCCATCAACGATGGTAGTCTGACCAGTTGCCTCTTGATTTTGCATGTTAACTGTTAGAGGAGTATCTAATGTCACAGCCCATCTGTTTGACACTGCATCATAAACTGGGGTATCAGTAATTGTATATCTTGTATAAGTTAACTGTAGACCCATGTTGGTGTCTAAATGTTGGAAACTCCAACCTATCTTAGGCACCCAACTTAATTCTAAAGTTCTATTAGTAACACTTTGACTAATTGAAACTGTTGCAGTTGTTGGACTGGTAACTTCAATAATATAAGTGTTGGCAGCTACAGTGTCGCCTGTGACCAATTGACCAACATTATTTTGATCTAGATTAGTAGCAGTAAGAGTAGTACCACTAATAGCACCTGTTGTAATGTCTGTAGTGGTATAGATATAAATGGTCTGTGCGCCAATTTTATTATCATTATCACCAGTAGGAGTTGGTCTTGGAGAAGGTTTGAATGTGACCGTTTTTTCAGTAACACCAGTTACAGTGTAGGTCAGTACACCGCCAGGTATAGTTGTTTTCATTCCAACAACAGCTGGACGTTGTAGACGTTGAAGTTTTAGTACGTTTTGACCAGCTTGGTTTTCACCAGGAATTCCATCAAACCTTGCTCTACCTGTAATATTAGATGGGCTTGGATCACCTTTAATTGAGAATACAACGTCTTGTGCCCCAATTACTAAATTGGATATAGCGCGAGCTGGCAAGTCAGCAAAATTATAAGTTCCTAAATCATTGATATAGTTAGTACTCTCAGAACCATCTAACGTAAAGGTATGGTCACTGATAGAGGTAATTGTGTAAACTCTGCCGTCAACATCAGTTGTTCTAGGAGTAGTACTTGGAGGAATTGCAGGCAATTGCAATCCTCGAACACTGGTCATTTGTACACTTTCTCCAGTTGAGAAAGGGTGAGGATAATATGTAGTTACTACTAGAGGACCATTAGTTAATGTCCCACCTGGCAATCTTGCTCTAGCAATATTTTTAATAATAACTTCATGTTTGGTCAGTTTGAATGTGGCATTTCTTATAGGCTTGCTAGCCAAGCCGCCCATTACTAAATTTACAGCACCTTGGTTACCATCTGCATCTGGATCATCAATATACACTTGCATGATGTTACCAATGTCAGTTTTAACTCTACCAATTTGAATAGCTTCGTTAGGATCGCTACCTTCAGATTGTAAACCAACAATACCATAACAACTTGAGCCTGTTACAGAACGAATTTGACCGCCTGATCTAGACAAATAGCTGGCACGGCAATAGTATGTAAATTGACTAACTGCTTCTGCAACACCGTTGTTTTCACAAACTAGACCATAACCTAAATCGTTGATCATGGTAAAGTCATTAGACAACATAGATCTATTACCAGCAGTTTCAATTAAAATCTGAGAACCGTTTGGAATAAATCCTGCTGGCAAATAAGTATCATCAAGTTCAATTGGAGTAGTAGTACTCAATGTTAATGTAGCAGTTCCATTAGCATCTGGAGTTGTTGAATCAATAATGACATACTTTTTCTTAGCTAAGAAAAATGTGTTTGGAGTTTCAGGAGTACGCACAAGACCAGTAACAGTCATTTTGAGACCACTAGAACCTTGTGTACCAGTGAACGGATCTGTATAGCTAGTGTCTTGAACGTAGCAAACTTGGTTACCAGACATACCGTCAACCAATTGACCACCACCGCCTTCCCCAGCAAATACAGCGCCAACTTGTGCATATGGAGAACGTGTTTTGATTTGTCTATTTGGATCAAAAGACATAGCAAAGCCTTTGAATCCAATAAGTGTTAGGTTACGCAATTGGAATGCATCAGCAACCAATAATGCATCGCAGTGCTCGTTGTCTAACAAGAATTCAATTGTTGATGAATCTGGGATACCAGTTGCTAGTGGTTTTGGATCACCGTTGTCGTCAACAATGTCCATAATATATGTTCCTGGAGCAATGTTTAAATCTGGATTTGGGTCTTTGTAAACAATATTAACTTCACGCCCAACTCTGTAGACATTAGGTATTCCACCAACGGTTCCTACAATAAACCTCATACCACTCTTTGGTCTATAAGGACTATTTTTAATTTCTAATTTTGTACTACCAACTACGTTAGTAGTTCCAACTGATCTAGCAAGTTGGTGGTAGTAGTGAGTGTTATACCAAAAGGTAGCACTTTGGCTTCGGTCGCCTCGAACAAACTTGAGCTGTTGAGATTTAACAGGGTCAACTGGACCTGGTTTTGGTTTAACTAATGTACGTCTAAATTCGTCACCCTTAATAGCACAGTTAGGTGGGACAAAAATTGGAGCTTCTTCAAAATATACACCTGACTCAACCATAATAGTAATTTCAGGTTTTGGTACAAAGAATCCTCTAAATCCAAAATCGACTTTAGAAGTTATACTGTAAGGACCATCCTTTTTGTTAGCTAATGAAATGCTAATAGTTCCGCCAGGAGCAACTTCTGGATTTGGCCATGTTACTAATGATTTTAAATTTAATTCAAAGTTATTAACATCTAAAGCATTAACTCTATGGATACCATTTAAATTTCTTGTGTCCAGTGATCCTAAGATAGCTCCACTAACTAAAACGTAATCTCCATCTTGAAATCCATGATTTTGTAAACTTACACGCACACGAGTTCTTGGGCTTGTAATTGGAGTTGTAAATGGCGGAGCCCAACGAGTCTAGAATATGACTTAGAATCTACATATCCTTTAGTAACTGCTCTGTAATCTTCTTGTACAAATAGTGTTCCGTCTGGAAGACGATTGATACCAACATAGTCACCAGGGTGGTCATTTAATATTAATGGACCAGTCATCACGCCCATGCCCTTGTTTACAAAGCCAGTTGCTGGATCTAGTGTGTTAGTTCCCTGTAAAGAAAGTTTAGTATCTACATATTCTTTACGTGTTGCATGAGCAGGGTGCGTTGCTTGGAATTTTAAGAAAACATCATTCTTTGGAGTAACACCGTCAGATCCAACAACGCTAATAATTTTTGTACCAGCATTAACGTTGCCGTTATCTGGAGTAGGACTAATTTTGAAGTTCTGACGCATGACACTGCCGGCAGCAAGATCAAAGGTGCCCAACTTGTCAATATTGTCTCTGTTTAAGAAATTCTGATAAACCCATTTTCTAGTAACAGCATCTTGGTCATTTTCAGGATCACCAATAAAACTTAATTTAAAACCACTTCCGTCTAATACGTTTGACAGCGTAGGAGTTGGGTCTTGTCGAATTTGAACGTTAGCAATACTAAAGATTATTTTAGATGGATCAGTAGCTGTATCAATACTGATACCAATAGCCGCTTCTAAATCTCTACTAACAATCGTTTTTCCTAAACTGTCTAAGCCTAAAACTGTGTTAGGTCTTAGTGGTTTGATAACGTCAACTAAGTTATCAAATGTTAGTCCGGCCTCTAGACCTTGACTAGCGTAAAGTTCTTGGAAATTTGCATTAACTTTGGAAAACGCATCACGTATGCTGTCACCTGTTCCATCGTTACCTGTTAAACCAATATTAACGTCTTTTCTTGCCATTATTAACTCCAAATTTGGGTGATATACCAACTGTCCACTTTATTTACCTTATAGTTTTATAAACTTAATGTAAATAATGGCATGTTCATACGATCCTTTAAAGAAATTTCTAATTATGTTCGAAGCAGTAAATTAGGCAAAGAACATCATTATACTAGAACAAAAACAATTAATGTTTTTCGATGTGACAATTGTGACAGGGATTTTACAAGGGATCATGCTAAGATAGACCCCAAAAGACTCAGCAACAAATATTTTCATGTTTGCGGAGAATGTGACGTCAAAAAATTTGCCCAACGAATGGGCATTACTAAAAGAAAAATTTGGGATATGCCAGTTAGCAGTACATTGCCAATTGGTAAGATTTAAACTCTAAAACTTTCACCACATCCACAGCGGTCACGCTCATTGGGATTAATAAAATCAAATCCTTCATTAAGTCCGTTGCGAACCCAATCCATTGTTAAACCATTTAGATAAGCCAAACTCTTGGCATCGACCAGCACAATAAATTCTGGTTGACCAAAATTAGTGACTCCAGGTTCAGCAGTGTATTCATCCACATATTCGATAGTATAGGCCAATCCACTACAGCCTGTGGTTTTTACACCTATGCGAATACCCACGCCTTTGCCGCGTTTTTCTAAATTCTGTTTAATTCTCTTACGTGCTGTGTCGGTTACGGTAATCATTTACAGCCGCCTTAATAGCATCTTCTGCTAGAATACTACAGTGTATCTTTACTGGGGGTAATGCTAGTTCTGTGGCGATTTCGGAGTTTTTGATTGTTCCTGCTTCGTCGAGAGTTTTTCCTTTGAGCCATTCTGTAACGAGACTCGAGCTCGCGATAGCCGATCCGCAGCCATACGTTTTAAATTTTGCATCTGTAATAATACCTGTATCATTGTCTACCTTTATCTGTAGTTTCATTACATCACCGCAAGCAGGTGCACCAACCATGCCAGTGCCAACATCGGTATCGTTCTTGTCAAAGCTACCAACGTTGCGAGGATTCTCGTAATGATCGATTACTTTGTCTGAATATGCCATATTTTATGTCCTTTTAGAATTGTATTTATCGTAGAATTTTACAAGACCCTGTTTTAAATGTTCAACATCATCTTTAGTATTGTAGCAAGCCCAACTCAATCTAAGTATTCCATTTGGGAATTTTTCTTCTACAATTGGTCTTGCATTTAAATGACCATATTTTAATACAATTCCTTCGTTAAGTAAAAATTCTCCTACATAAGCAGGATGGTGGCCATGTACGTTGAAGCCAATTAAGCCACCTTTATAGTAACCTGGGTGGAATATTTCTATGAAGTCAAGGTCATTCAACATCATTTGAAAGTTTGCATTCATAAGTTTGTCATGAACTTTAAAACTTTCTAAATCATATGAAGTGAACCAGTCAATTGCTGAACCTAACATTCCTACCCCTGCAATGTTGGGTTTGCCAATTTCTAATTTCCAAGGGAGTAGTGTACTATTGCTATCACCTAATATAGTAGGTTCTAACTTGTCTAAATACTTTTGTTTCCCGTATAACATGCCAACACCCGTTGGACCATAAAATTTATGTCCAGTAAATGTTAAAAAATCAATATTGAAATCTTGCACGTCTATTGTTTCTCTGCCAATGCTTAAACTTGCATCTAGCAAAGTTATCCCGTCATATTCTTTGACTTTATCAAATATACTTTTAACAGGTTGTACATAACCAATACTGTTAGAGATATGGCTCATACTGAACAATATCTTACCATCACAGCCATTGAGTAAATCTTCAAGATGACCAAGATCCATACTGCCATCTTTGATAACATTTACGGTTTCAAATCTAAAACCATATTCAATGGACATGTATTGCCAAATGAGAAAATTAGCATGGTGTTCACTTTCAGGAACAATTACACAATCATTTGAATGCCATTTGTGACAAATGCTCTTGGCAATCATGTTTATGCCATGATTGTTTCCTTGAGTAAAAATTATTTCGTTGTCTTTTTTAGAATTAATTAATAATTTTACTTTTTGTCTAATAAACTCATACTCATCCCTTGCATCAATTTTATTACAAATATCAAGGTAGGAATCCTTTACCTGATTAGGAATTATAGTTTGTGATGCACTGTTTAAGTATGTTTTGTCTGGTAAAGTAAAATCGCTTTTAACTTTGGAAAAAATCTTTGAGTTCATCTTTAATGTCTTGATATTCAATAAGTTCCAACACACTATCTTGATGCAGGGTTTTTAACAAGTTCTCAGCACTGACTTTATCAATGCCCTTGCTTTCTAAATACCATAGACTATGTTCGTCAATTGTAGTAACTTCACAACTATGATACGCCCGTACTTGTCCACAGTCAATAACCATTTGTGGAGTACTAAATGCTTGTGAAGTTTCGTCACAGACAATACTGGTATTAGTTACACTGGACACGCTGTCTATCATGTCTTCTTCAATTTTAACAATACCCTGAAAGACAGTTCGACTATTTTTTCCAGCAATACTGTTTACAAACGTGTTGCTCTCTGCACAAGGACCAGCGTGATAAACTTTGCTTATAATCTCACTGCTACCGCCAACCCCATTTTCTGCTAGACCAAAGATATTAATAACAGAGTTTTCGTATAGCTCACATTCAAATATATGCTTATTAAGTTTCCCGTCTTTAACAAAAATCCCAATATTAATAATTGAATTTGGTTCAGCAGTTACATTGTAAATAAAAACCTGTTGAGTATTTTTAGATCCATCGCATAGAATGAATAAGTCTAGCCTACTACTGTCTCTTCCAAGCACTTGTAAATTTTTGCATAACAAATCTGATTCAGTTGGATTCATACGTAGAACCATCAAGTCATCAGTATTTTCTTTTATCATTAAGCAATTTGCATCAATGACCTTAAATTTTTTACCAAAGTACTGTGTAGGACTGTTTGACCAATCTGGGTCTTGTGAATCAACTTTAAGAAAACTCTCGATAGCCATTTGAAATGATCCTTTTAATTATTTTCTTATCACCTGACTCCACGATTCTTCCATCTATGATAACATGCACATGTGTGGGCTCTATTGCTTCAAGGATCGTTGGTTGATGTGTGATAATGATAGCTGCCTTTCCTTTTTGTGAGAGGAAAGATTTTAAACTTTTAAATACTTCAGTTAGTGTGTCTAAGTCTAAGCCACTGTCAATATCGTCTAAAATTGTAAGAGATGGATTGAGCATGTATAACTGTACAATTTCATTTTTCTTTTTTTCGCCTGCGCTTGCTCCTACGTTGTAATCTCGATTAGACCATTCGCTTCCTAGATCAAATTGTTTTATTAAATTTTTATAATCATTAATAACGTCAGTTGATGATCTTTTATCATTTCGAGCATTCAAAATTTGTCTAGTTAAATTTAAATTTGTAATGCCATTAATTTCAGGTGGCTCCTGAAATGTTGTAAAAATTCCTAATTTACTTCTTTCATTTGGATCTAAACTGTTTAAAGATTTTCTCTTAAAGTTTATTTTACCTTTGACAACGCTAAGATCTGATTTGCCAGCAATAACACTGACTAAGGAACTTTTGCCTGAACCTGTTGGTCCTAAAATGGCGTGAATTTCGCCTTCATTGATTTCTAAATTGATATCTTCCAAAATTGGAATAACGTCGTAATTGACGGAGAGATTTGTAATTTTTAACATAATTGAACCTTATTGTTTTTGTAGTTTTTGGCCCACAGTAAACATTGTAGCACCAATATCTCTTTAAGTCAACTTTTTAATACTTTCACAATTTTATTTATCGAACAATCTACAGGCATAATTAAAAGACAAGGAGATTAAATTATGATTAAATTTCTAAAATCATTATTTGGTTCAGAGAAGCCGGTAACAGCAGAAGTTCCATATAAAGTGGAAGCACCTGCGACAACACCAGTTGTTGAGCAAGCTAGTCAAGCAGTTGTTGAATCAATTGCACCAGCTAAGAAAAAGCCAGCAACTAAAAAGGCACCTGCAAAGGCACCTGCAAAGGCACCTGCAAAAGCTAAGGCAGCTCCAAAACCAAAAGCCCCAGCAAAGACACCAGCTGTAAAGAAAGTTGGTACTAAGCCTAGGGCGCCTAAGAAGACTGCGTAACTATAAGTTATAATCTTCTTGGCAACAAAAAACCCGCCTAGTGCGGGTTTTTATTTGGGTGTTTACTTACTCAAGTATTGCTGTAGTCAAACAATGCCTTGCTGGCTAGGTTCTTAGCCTTGCTTTCGCACATAATATCAAATTGGTCATTAAAAGTCAAAGCCCAATCATTAACTTCTTTATTCCAATAAAAATTACTGTGTGCTCTAAGTTTTTGTTTTTTATGTCCAGACTCTAACAGAGTCTTGTGATCAGGTTTAGTCAGTGTGCAATGACCAACCAACACGTCTTCCCTGCTAACGCTATAGTGCATAGTAGGGCGAAGACCACGCCAACTGTCAAGTACTTGCTGTACTTTTGGGTCATTAGGCATGATGTATTCACCTTCTTTAATCCAATGATGATGGATATCAAGTACAATAGGAAGAAGGTCACCAAGAGACAAGCAAGTAGATAAACCATGGCTCATTTCCTCATTTTCAATGGTGATGCAATTTCTTGCTTCGGGGGTAAGTTTTTTGTAGGCAGCTCGAATACCTTCGGGACCGGCTCTACCCGAGATGTGGACGTTGATCTTAAAGTCCTGAAATTGTTTACCGTAGCCCATGTACCTGACCATATCTGCATGATATTCAAACTCCTCTATGCTTCGCCGAACAATGTCCGGATTATCACTAGCAAGAACAGTAAACTGACCAGGATGCATAGAAACACGGGTATTGCTTGCACGAGCACTATCCCCAATAAGGATAAAATTGCGTTCAAGATACTGGACAACGTCAGGCTTGCTCCAAAAGTAACTCCAATCAGACTGGGTATAAGCAGGAAGAATGTCGCTACTACGAGTCGCTTCTAAGTTCTGGACCATTAGATCCCATAGCTTTTGTTCAGCAACTTCTTTTGTTTGTTTATTTAACCAAGTTATGGTGGTAGCACCAGTGTTGTATTGCTTACAATCATCAGTAGCCCTGATACCATCTACTTGATCAGGAGTGTCGATCCACTTACATGCAAAGCCTATGCGCTTAATCATTTTTTACTTTCTGCGTCTACTACACGCTGTCTTAGTTCGGTTGTTGAAAAACTGTGCTCTCGTCGATTGAAATAAAAGTCCATATCAATATCATCGCCAGTAAATTCTTTACCAGCATATTCTTCTCCCAGTATTCTAATACTAATAGGATAAGAAAGCAATATGTCTCGAAGTTCTTTTTCAGTAGCATACACTACAACTTCGTCAACATACTTACAAGCCTTTAATTGTATAAAACGTTCAAATACTGTTTGGATAGGCTTGTTTTTGTGTGGTCTATCTATGGTTGGATCTGTTTGTAGCCCAACAAGAAGATAATCACAATGCTCTTTGGCTTCTTTGAGCATCATTACGTGACCTGCGTGAAACAAATCAAATGTTGAACATGTAAATCCAGTAGTCATTACCAATGCCTTATAACGCCTGCTACAATAAAAAAGTTTGTTATAATATATGTTAACACAATTGCAGTCCGAATGCAAGCGATTTTATCTGCTTCTTCATCCGAACTGCCGGATTTTTCACCCAAAGCCTTAGCCCAAAGACGCCAAAGTTTCTTAACCTTCGTAAACTGCTGAATTGCCCGCATGTTCAAAAACTTCTACTGACCGTAATTTAACATCAGAACCAACTGGGTATCGAGCACCAAACAGTTTTACTGTTTTGCCTGTTTGGTCTTTTAATTCCCAACCTTCGCCTCTTTGGAAAGTTTCCAAAATTTCTTGCATGGTTTTAAAAGCTAATTCGCTGAATTTTTCACATCCTACACCTTCTACGATACGGACGTCACACACTCCACCTTTATCTTGTAAGCCCAAACTAGCCATCTTTTCAAACATGGCACGATGGGGATCATCTTCAGCAATTACCAAAGTATGATCAAACATGTGGTCAGCCCACTCTTTAAATGCTTTGAGTCCGCCAAAGTCCATGACCCAATTTCGAGTATCCAGTGTTTCAGATTCAAAAACTAGTTTAATACCAATTGAATATCCGTGCAGTAATGAGCAGTGACTATGTGTACTACGCCACTGTCTAAAACAGCATGATAAGCCGCGGTCGTTACCGTATGTTTTTGTTGAAAGATATTTTGCCATTGTTGTTTTCCTTTATGAACAATGACATGCAGAATTTATATTGCGGGATGAATGCCTAAGGCCGCATATAGTAATTATACATTATTATTTAGGATTGTCAATCTTTTTGTTTATGTTTGACTCTAAATCTTTCAAAATTGTTATACTCTGTTGAACTTCAATTATATTGTCTTTTATTTTTTCAACAGAGTGACTGACTTCTTGAAAAAATTTAATAAATTCTAAAATAGTCCTAAGAACCCAAGCCCACCAAATTAAAGATATTGTAACAAAAATTATCCAACTGGAATAGAAAATGAATGGTATTTGTGTATTGAAAATTTCAAATAACGAAAAAGATCCAATAAGGAATAGTAGTGGACTTACCCTACCAAACCAAAGCCAATAAGTAGTTTGTTTTTTAATTTTGTCTGTTTTAATATGCCTATTCATGAATGTCCCCAAATGATGCCCATTTACCAGGCGAACCTGATACAATACATACCCAGCCTAAAGGTGAATTAATAGCAGGGGATTCGTTCCAAACTATGTCCCCTCTCTTGTAATTACCTTTTTCTGGAGGAGAATTATATACCATGAAAAGTTTATTACCAAATCTTATACCGCCCTTAACATCTAAATCTGCTTCAGGATGCTTAACATTAATTCCTACTTTGCCGTACAAACGAATTTCAGTGTCTGTTTTATATTCATGACCAACACTAACTATTCCTTTTGGATCTAATGTTACTAGCGTTTGATCACCAGCAGTTAGATCAAAAGGTCTATTATTATAGGTTCCAATTTTAGCACGACCATTGTCAACATCAATGTTCATGATTACGTCTTGCATAACATCGCCTATGGTAATAGTGCCCACAGGTTGTTCAACGTTAATTGATATTCTTTGTTGGTCACTGCTAAATGTTACAAAGTCAGCTAAACTTACATCGCCACTTACTGTTAAATGATGTAGTGTTCCAATTTCTCTAAGACTACTTTTTCTTATAGTTGAACCTAAAGAATTTTTTGTTAGTACATCAACATTGTCAATTTTGAAACTTTTATCAGCATGTAAATCAATATGTTCGCTACTAAAAAACTTGTCTGTTTTAAGAACAAATAATTTGGTATAGTCAGTACCTTTCCAAATGAGTCCACTACCGTTTGGATTTTTTGCTGTATCTACAGGTTGAAACTCTAGATACATTTTATCATATGTTCTATCTGAAGTTAATTCTCGAACATGTATTCGGTCAGCAGTTATTTGACCAGATACTTGTAAATTACCTTCAACTAGTATATTTCCTGTTAATTGCTTGGTAGTAATGTTGTCAACAATTATTTCATTATCTTTGACAATGAGCGAAGTTTGACTTGCTTCATCTTTAATACCAGTAGAAGCAAACGTAGAAATGGAACCACCTGAAATCAAATCTCCAGATAGTTCCCCTTTACGTATGTCCAGTTGATCTGGACGTATGTTTTTGATTAGCTGATTGCTGTTAAATGCAGGTCCTGCCATAGTTCCCTCGAGTACGCATATTTATTAGCGTACTAGATGGATCAAGGACGTTTTGCAATCACTTGGTCAGCAAGACCATTAGATACTGCTTCGGAGGCACTCAAGAACGTATCAAACTTCATAGTCTCAAACAGCTCTTCATAAGTTTTGCCTACAGTATTGTGACGTACATACAGTTCAGTCAAACGTTTGTTAATACGCTGTGCTTCTTCAAAGCTACGTTTAGCATCTTCAAATTGCAAGTCTTGTACGTGAATACTACCGCTTGTACCACGAGTACCTGAACTCACACGATGAATCATTGTGCGTGATTCTGGTAGTACTACTCGTTTACCAGGAGCCCCTGCTTGTGCAAGGAAACTGCCCATACTACACGCTTGTCCCATTACATAGGTACATACATCAGGTTTAATGAACTGCATAGTGTCGTAAATTGCAAGGCCGGCACTCACGCTACCGCCTGGACTATTAATGTACAAGTGAATATCCAACTCGCTATTCTCACTTTCTAAAAATAGTAGTTGCGCAATAATTACATTGGCCATATAGTCTTCCACTTCACCGTTCAAAAAGATCACACGATCTTTGAGCAATCGACTATAAATGTCATAGGCACGTTCGCCTTGATTGCTTTTCTCAACCACCATTGGCACTAAACTCATTTTGTTTCCTTTATTGATATTTGTCATCTAATTCTACATTTGTTAATCCAGCAATCATCTGGAATCTATTCCAAGCGGCTTTGGCTGCTGGGTTTTTGTCCAACTCGCTGTTTGGTAATACTGCTTCTAGCCAAATTTCAGGACGTCGTTTTGGATGAGCTCCAAACTTACGAGGCTGATGCAATTTACCTTGATCATACAGTTCAGTACTAATCAAACGAAATTTGGCTTCTTCTTCAGGAGGATATCCAGCCCACTCAGGATTACTGTGACTAAAGAATCCACGTGTGTACGCATTTTCAGTTCCGCCCCCGTACCCCAACCAAATGCTTGCCCATTGTTCGTCATTGTGTGGATCAAAGTCTGTGCGTGTAATTAATACTAGCACATCGTCTAGGTCTACCACACCGTCAACGATATCTCTAACACAGCGACTATAACTAAGTCCAATTTTCATTATACACCTTTAATAAATTTAAGCAGGGCACGTGCCACTACTCTATCTTTCTCTTTCTCAACTTCAGGAAGTTGAGCATACGACTGCCGAGCAAGTGCGGCTCTCTTTTCTTTTTTCTCTTGTGGAGTAGGCGTGTCTAATTTTAGTTCACCATTATAATCTTTCATTGCAGTAATATTCCAACCATCGTGGATTGCGTCTGCAATTACTTCAATATTTGTTTCACCACTATTAATAAGATTTGATGCTGCCTTGGCACTTTCAATATTGGCAAGCCATCCAAAGTTAGCACCTGGAGTACTGCGCCCATAATGGTATGCATTATCCAATGCCTCGTCACTGACAGCTGCCAGCTCTTCAATATTTTCAAACAATTCTTTTGCTTTCATTTCTGAACCTTTAAGTAAAAATTTATGTAGGTCATCCATACGTTCTTGGAAAACATCCGGAGAACCTTCTGCCGCACGTTGCATATCCCAATTGCTAGGATAATGACGCAAACAATATCTAGCTTCATCTTTAACAGCTTTTGGAACTCTAGGTGTAGTTAAGATTCTCAATAAAAATCTCTGAGTCTGTACTACGGCTCGATATCGTTCATCGGGTAATGTCATCAGGAACCTCAATAAAATCATTGATGATCAAATTCAACGCTTCAATTCGAAGAATGTTGCCGCTTACATCTTCTGGATGTAACCAAAAGCCTTTTGGATTATCCTCTGTTTTAGGATTCTTTTTCCATTGTGCTAGTTCCTTTTTAAGGTAAGAACGGTAGTCTCGAAGATTGAGTGCGGTAATACGATCCGCTGTTTCACCATCAATCCATTGATGAGGTTTGTGTTTTGCCTTGCTCATTTGTACACTTTCAAAATTACTGTATCTTCATTGAAGCGACCATTAAGTTTAACTTCAGTGGTCTTAACATCTTTTTCAAACCAAGTTTGGCAACGTTTTTGCGTGTTCAAATCTTTGAATGCTTTAAGTTGCTCTGCAGGTTTACGCACAGTCTTTTGTGTACTCTTGTCAGTAAAGTTAGTAATTGTTGTACCTTTAACACCAAATCCTTCACTATTACCAGCAATATACATACCAATCTTACGAGCTTTGGCATTGTATATAAACATATATTGTGCGCCAATAATAGTAGTTGGTGAGACTGAACTAATGCCCAAGCTGTCATCAGCTTTCAAATATTTTAGTTTAGCAACAATTTTCTCAGCAGGGACGATTTTCTTAGCACGTGGCTTTTTAAGAGCCTTTGCTTCCACTGCCAATTGATCACATGCAGTCATAATTGCTTCGTAGAACTCAATAAGTTTTTTAACGTT